TCTTTCTGTAGAGATACACCAGTATACTGAGCGATAACCATTGATTTGAAACCAGTGGCTTTCAAACCATTTGCCCATATACCACAAATACCCCATGTTGAACGGATGGAGCAGTTGAATACGTATGGAGATGCAGATTCAACAGAGTCAACCTCTGCTTTAACTACAGCATTAGAATCTAAACCATTTGATGTAGTGTAAGTTGTGCCACTTATTAAAGATGCACTAGTACCAAGAGCAGCAACAGTTCCTGGTATATTATAGGAGAACTTACGTTGATCAACTAAATCAATCTCAGAAATAGTGAATACACCGTTAAGTTGCTCATCCAGACCGTTGTTTTCAATAGCAACAAACTGGTTCTTGAAGTATCCATGATTAACTTTGGATGTTACTTCAACATTAATAGTTCCTGCTGGTGAGGAATCTGTAAGTTTAATAGTCTCAACAGAACGAATGTCTGAGAGAGGTCCAACAATTCTAGTCTCCTGAATTCTATCACCGAATTCACCTGGATCATCAATTGTTGGTTGATATTGTGAAAATGCTTTAGCGACTTTCTGGTAGTACAGACCTAATTCTTCTTTGTCTGCATACTCAAAAACAGTCAGTTTGTGGTGAGAGAAGTTTGGTACAGCTTTTGCAGTCCAATCACCATTTTGATAATAAACTTTACCAATTCCGTCAGTATTGTCATACAATGGTGACGCAGGCTCTAAATCACCATCTCTGATAGTGAACTGCCAGAAGTAACAACCACCAGTAACATTGAATATAGCAGATCTTGGTTCTAACCTATCAGCAGGATCAGGAACAAACAGTGGATGAACTGATGTTCTACGTAAATCATAACCAATAATAGATGAACCACGAGGGATTATGGCTCCACCCTCAGTGTTATTAAACTTGTATAGACAGTTATTAGGATCTCCAATGTCTAAATTGGAATTATCAATCCATTGATTAAGTGCTTGATCAAACGCAAATTCATCAATTCCTTCAGCAGTAGCAAGACCAGGTCTATTATCAACATAATGTTTACCAGGCATCACCATGACGGTGAATTGATCAAACCTGTCGTTATCAGGACCAGGTTGATAAGAGAATCGTGAAATCTCTAAAAATGCCCTCTGAATCGATCTAAACGGTCTAATAGGGGAGTTACCTCTATTATTAATCTCATCCGTTGCGTTAAAATCGTCAGGTGAGACGTACAAATACTTACCAGTTTTAGAACTAATAAGATTGTCAAGTCTTGTCAATGCCATAATTGCTCAAGCTGAATCTAGTCTGTGCTCGTTTTATTTATACAAGCAAAACCTTGATTACGCTTAGGTTCTAAGGAATTCGTATTTGTGTGATTTTAACCCACTATATGATGAGATTTGAACCCGAAGGTAATAACACTAAATCAGGTAACTCTCTAAGTCCAGCATGAACCATTCTATGACAATTAGCACAGAGTGGAACACATTTATCAACTTCTTGTTGTAAATCTGTATATGGACCTGTCCTAATAAGACCAGTTATACTTACTGTCTTTTCGCTATTATCTGCATGATGCAGATCCATAACTGGAATAGGATACTGAATGTTACAAATGACACAAGGGTTTGACTTAGCATCATCAACTAACTTTTGCCTATTCTTTGGACCTCTTTGGTTCACTCTTTTAGTCTTACCATTTTTTCTAGCCCACTCACGTTGATATTCTCTATTCTTTTGTTTGTCCTTTATGGGCATGTAAAACCTCCAATGCTTTACGTACTTCAGGAGTTTCTTCCCACTCCCAAACTTCTTCACGACCTTTTTTGTCAATTTTTGTCCAAGATTTTTTCACGGTTTCGCTCTTTTTAAGTTTCATAATTCAAAAAAGTTTAAATTTATAACAGATTTAACACGTCTATTAGTTTGACTAACACCTCTATGTTCAGTAGAAGATGGAAATTTTACTAACCTATTAGCCTTACACTTTACTTTTGTGCCATCCTCAAATTCAGTATAACCATCACATGTGTTAACATAGTAGATAGCAGTTGTCATGCTATTAGATACATGTTTCTTACCGTCTTCAAGATAACCCCAATCAACATGAAAATCACTATAAAACCTTTTAGATTTTAAAGGTTCTAAGTTTCCTTTCACCCTATGTAATGCAATAAACTCAAGTTTATTCAAAATAGGTATGACATACTCAAAATATGGAGATATTTCAGTTTGAAATTGTCCATTACAAGATTCTTGAAAATAAAATGGATGAACAAACTGATAGTTGTCAAGATCCTCTTCATTTGGTCCATAAACTTTATAGTTTAAGTAAGTCCAAGGAAGACCACCTCCACCTACTAGAAAATGTTCAATTTTCTTAAATTCTTCTTTAGGTAATAGATTATCTAATATTTCCATAATATGAAGGGGGTATCTCACCCCCAGTAGGTTATTTGGGTTAGAAGGCTAACCTGACCCCCATCTCACCTTAGTGTCTAAACAGCCACTAGGTCACGCTTGGCAACCTTGCTGAATGGACGTGAGAATGCTACGATGTTATTCGCAGCAGGTGTATCTGTTTTTGCAGATGTTGTGTGCTTATCCAAGCAGGTTTCAGTCCCGATCCTTGTACCCTGTCGAAGCCTGGGCAGCCCCATGATGGAGCTGAGGGGAATCGAACCCCTGTCCAGAATGTAGGTGTCGTCACCTATCCTCAGAAGAGGATGCCATCAGAGGGATTTGAACCCCCGACCTTGGCTTTACAAAAGCCCTGCACTACCACTGTGCTATGATGGCGATCTATCAAATTTAAAGTGACCCCATTGAGAACCCCAAGTGTCACCTTTATCTAGCACATAATACCTGTCTTTATCAAGTATAGCATCAACTGTATATTGTGCATTATCATGGGAACGACCATGCCAATAGTCATCCTTCCACTCAAATATTGTATCATACCCTTCCTTATATGTCAAACCTTCTGAGTCAAAATTTTGTACGAGAAATTTTTCCCCAATTGGCGTAACCCACATTCGATATTTCCTGTAGGGTTTAGGATTATGAAAATATGCTTGAAACCCAGAGATCCACCCATCACCCATATCCTCGTGATGGATCAATATCCTAGCAAATCTACTAGGATGTTGTAATGCTTGATTATGATTATCAAATTTACCTATAAGGCATTCACGAAAGGGTATCATCAGGTAATGTTCCAACTAAAGGTATTTCAAATAAGAGAGGATGCATCTCTTCTTCCATCAAATAACTAGAGACCTTTTCTATTTGTTCTATTGTAAATTCTGGGTTGATTGCTGCTTCACCTTGATGCCATGGATTCTCCAATTCTTCTTTATCTAAAGAATCGAATGTAAATGGCATTCCACATATAAACCACATTCTAACGACTGATGAATGCATATCTTCAAAATACAAATAAACGTATTTTGATGTTACATCGTATCCTTTAAATGCCATATGATAACAGCGTCACGTCACTATTTATTCTACTTTATCAAATTTATAGATCACATCGCTACCCCAAACTACTTTGTCATCCTTCCATCCCTGATCCCGACTCTTATAATAGGAACCATTAAATTTTACTATAGATACTACTCTACCACCATTGACGATACAAGCATCTGTCTTAACCTTACCAGCATAGTAATCACCAACTTCAAAGAATAGCATATCACAACAATGATTATGATCTTTCCAATCAACTGACCAATTCTGTACTATGATCGTACCCTGTTGTTCAAATACTTTATGCCACTTATGCCTGTATGCTTTCTCTTCACCCAGATATTCATACCACTGTTTTGATTCAAATTGATGGTCACCGATACGTTTCCACCGCAATTTGACATGAGACCACACGGCAGGGTTTCTACATGCCTGATTCCAATTATCATAGAATCCTTCTAGTTTATCGCAAAAATCGTCTAACATAAAAAAAGGAGGGGTTTCCCCCTCCATTATAACACATTTAATTGATTAGTCAATTAGAATGTGAACTTAGCACCAAGCTTAGCACCCCAATCAATGATTGTGTCGCCATCTGTATCTTCACCATTAGAAGCACCAGAAACCTCACCGTAGAGAGCAAGATCTTCGTTTACTGGAACAGAAGCACCGATTTTACCAGAAAGTTCTGTTTCAGTGTCATCAGTTGTTTCAGTATGGTTAAGTGAAGGACCACCTTGTACGTAGTAAGCAATGTTACCAGTAGCACCTGTTACTCCCTCATATCCGATATGGACATCAGTAGCAGCAGAAGAATAGTCTCCATCAGGATAAGACAAGTTAGACTCAACATTCACGTATGGACCAGCAAAAGCTGCACCAGCGAGAAGGAATGGAGATGCTGCAACAGCAGCGATTGTTGATTTAATAGACATGTTTATGTTTGAGTGTCTCGCAAGGATACTAAAAGACCCTGCGGATGATAATTTCCCCGACATGGGAAACGTTTCTACATCAGCACAGGGTACGATAATTTCGGGCCTGATTTGTTTGTATAGTTATTTATAACATAAACTTATGGGATTGTCAATCCCTTGTGCCAGTTTTGTCATAGGACCTGAACAACTCCTTTAACATCTGGTATTTCTTCCATGAGTTTACGTTCTATACCTTGCTTTAATGTCATGGTACTCATAGCACATGTTTCACATGCACCGCCGAGTTTTACCTTGACATATCCATCCTCTATATCATATAGTTGTAGGTATCCACCATCAGCTTCAATATAGGGAACTAGTTCCTCTAACACTGTAAGTACGTTCTCTTCTGTTAATTCCATTTAATTGAGTTTGATAACTAAACCCTTAATTACTACGTTTGCTGCTGGACCTGACTCAATATTAATTGGTCCAGCACTTGATTTGAGATCCAAACCTGTCTTAGCAGTGAATGTACCCTTCGTAGTTGCATCTATATCAACACTAACACCTGCTTTAATATCAACAATACCAGTGTCTATCACTACTTTAGATGTAAGAGGTGTACTAGACTTGATAGTCGCACCTAATGCTGAGTTTATCGTAACAGTTCCTGGTTTAATACCATCAAAGGATGGGCAAACCGCACTACCTGTCGCCATAACATGCATACTACCAAGATTGGTTCCAAGTTTAAAATCTCCTGCCTTAGTGTTAATGGCAATACCAGTCTTCTTATCAATAATGAATGGACCTGTTGAAACACCAGCAACATCTAATCTATAAGCACCCATAACCTGATGCTTAACATCACCCATATACTTGATACTCTGATGACCTGGTGATATTAATGCTTTAGTTCCTCTAGGATCGTAATTGAATTCTGTATTTTCAGATGCTACAACCATCTTCTGACCTAAAACATATTCTTCTTTATTAGAAGCAACCTGTGTTATTGTACCTGCATGTAGTGAAATAGGACCACCACCCTCTGGTCCTGCTTGTAATTTGATACCATTGTGACCAATAAGAGTTAATAGATCTGATGCTTCAATAGTGACATTAAGAGCATCAATTCTCTTATTAGCTGTGATTTCTTCATTGTCATCACCATTTATTACTGTTGACCTCCCTACCCCATCAGTGGTATTTTCATTATCTGTCTCAATAGCACTAGATTTATTTGCATTCGCTTCAACAATAATAGGTCCACCATGCTTCTCTAACTTACCACCAGTGGTGTTTACCATAAACCTACCACCACAAGGATTGTCCTTACCTCCAGGACCAGAGACAAACACAAAATCACCTGATTGTGTGATAGTAAATCCGTGACCTGTTAACTTATTCCTAGCATCTAAATCACCACCATCAGTTCTCAGAACATACTCTTTGTTCTGAAATATAACAGTGACTTGTCTAGTAATAGTAACATCTTGTTCTTCAGCCTGACCAGCCTTGATCATCTTCTGCTGAAGTTGTTCGCTTCTATTGTTTACTTCTGATAAAGGCATTACGGACAATCAATATATGAACCAGTACCAATCTTAGCAGAACCAACCCTAACAAGTGCTTCGGTACTTAAGCAATTGAATGATGGTATCCATCTTGCACCATATCCACCACCGCCAATGATCTGGACTCGTGGATAATCATCAAATGTCAGTTCTCTATTCTTAATTCTGACACTAACAACCATACCCTTCTCAACTACAGCTTCTGCAACAGTAGAATCTCCATCAACATATACTTTAGGAGTACTGGTATATCCTGTGCCAGGTGTTAACATTGTAAAACTATCAATGATACAACGTTTCTGCTCTGTCTGTGGTGCATTAAGTTTATACCCAAATCCAGGATTTGTCACCCTAATCTCCGAAACCTGACTATTCTTATCAAGTAAAGCAATTCCAACAGCACCATACCCTTGACCTGTTATAAGGACAGAAGGTGGTTCTGTGTATGCAGTACCAGGATTCTCTATAGGAACTTGTATGATACCTCCACTTGGATCTGTTACAGGTGCTCCTGCCTTTGGTTTAGAAGCTTTTGTGTAAACATTGGTCTTATCAATATCTACAGACTCATCCAACTCTTTCAACAAATCTTCTCTACCAAAATCTGTTAACTGAGATTGAATAAGAACAGTAGCACTAGCATCTGTACCATTTATAGCAAATATAAGTCTCTCATCACCTTCTATATTAGCATCATCTTCAATACCAACCACAACTAAGGATTTATTATCTTCAATAACACAATTACCTTTCAACTGACCACCAACAATATCAGAGTTAGTAATACCCTCTCCAAATAACTGATACTGCAATACAGTACCACTATCAACATTGGTAGTTTTTATAGTATATGTTACAAACTCACCTTCTTCAACAGAACTCTTATTAGGTTCCACTGCATAAGTTGGTCCATCTGGTGTTGACACTACAGTATCACTGTCATTATTATTTGTTAGTGTATCAAATACTTCTCCAAATTCAAAATTAGTAGGATCATTTGCATTCCTTGATGGAGTAGGTGGTGTGTTATCTAGATCTACATCTGGATCTGAACTAGATCCTATCTTAGATTTGTTAATAACACATCTAGCAAGACTATTAATAAATGACCTAGTAACTATACCAGGAGTTCCTGGTGTCAATGACACAAAGAAATCTTCTGAAGTTTCTATCTCATCAGAATAAAGTGTTCTCACTTCAATAAACTTTTTCGTTTCTCCTATAGAGAATCCTACTGTTCCATTTCCTTCTTCAAAATCGGTCACATACTTTGCCGTACCTTCTATAGTTCTCCAAAAAACACTAGAAGCAATATCAGTCTTACCAGTTCTAGTAACTTCAAACTTTGCTATATCACCTTCCTTAACACTTATGTCACTAATATTATATGTTATCCTATCTTCTAATCCATCTGTCTTTTGTCTACCACCAACAAATGTAACCTCAGTGTTCTTTAACTTAACACCTTCGTATGCTTCTTCACATGTATAGGTAGCCCAATCCTCACCAGCACCGTCCCACGGCTCTTGTAAACTGTCAAGTAGTCTGTCTAAGAAATTCTCTCGCTTATCTGTTTCACACTTAGTAGTTACAGCAGTGACCTTATTGCATCTGCTATCAGGTCCAGTACACTTGATACCAAGCAAATTCAATACATAATTGATTGCTTCACCAATCATATTGAGTGGTGATGCTATAGCACCAAGTAAAGATTGTAGAGGGCCAAGAATACTGGATAGTAAATCTTCCATCAAAGACTGAATCTTATTAAGGATACCACTAACCATCTTGTCTACTTGACATGCAGCAGCTTTGTAGATGTCAAACAAATAACCAAAGATAAGATCCTCCAAGAACTTCTCTAAACGTAATCCTAGATCTGCCATAGAGCATCCAAGATCTGATAACATATTATTAAACCACTTAGTCACTGGAGTCAATCTATTACCAGTTTCACTTGGTGATAGAATTGCTTTAACAAGATCATCAACTACTCTCTTAATCTTCTCTAATACAAATCCCTTAACTTTAGCAATGAATTTCCTAACGATAAGTACAGCTTTGTTTACATACTTTCTACCAATGTCAACATAGTCAGTGATCTGACCAGTCCACTGGTTAACAACATATGTTCCTAACTGACCATTACTCTGTTGAGTATCACGAAGCATCTCACTTAAGAGACGTTTAAACTTTCCATTCAATTCACCAGTACACTTATCAGCAACTTCGACTGTAAAGTTGATACCTGCTCTATTAGATTCAGATGCATCAGCAAACTTTGCTATGGTTAGATTATTAACACCATTAGTAATTCCATCAGAAGGAGTGCCATCTAAAGCATGACCTGCATCAGTAACACTATACTCAACGACTTCATCTACTTCTTGATCTAGTTGTCTCTTATTTTCATCAACAAATGTTGTGAGATTCTTACAACCTTCTCCAGGATTAGGATCTTCTCCTGGTGGTGTTCCAGAATTAGCGACCTGTCCAATAGATCCCATGATAACAGGTTGCTGTTGTTCTTTGTCTAAAAAGAACCCCATAACCCAATCACCTGGCTCTAACTGTGGCGTTGCTGAACGCACAGCACCAGATGAATACGGAGTAGTCACAGGCATCATAGTGATTGCCCATGGTAAATCCGAACTCTTTACTGCATTACATGATCTAGGATGATGTCCTATGATCCTGACTTTATATCTCCCAGAACGTTTCTGATCTTTATTTTCTTCACCATCTTGAGAGTGTGTAGGCGACTCAACCTGTCCGATCCACCAGGCAAACCCGTCGGATCCAATTTGGTGGATTGGATATAATTGATTAAGTCCTTCCATGTTTAATCGTCATATACTAGACATTCTGGTTCGTCTGGATGTTGATCACACCATAATTCTATTGTATTAGGGTCATGATGATCTCCTGCTGCTATCTCTGATGCATGGTGAGAAACATAATCTTCTAGATCATGCAATTCTCCTTCAACATGCCTACGCATCTGAGGGTTTGTCTGAGGATCTTGTAAGATCTCTTGATCTTTTTTAATATGGTCTTCTATAGATTTCATAGTAGTTTCCTATTTTACTTAGTGGCTGTGTCTTCGTAACCATAACAGTCACGAATAAGTTCCAATACAGTATAAACGCTCATCTTGATTCTGTCAAATTGGTGATTGAGTTTTTTGATCAAATACACACCGCTATGTTCGGGATCGAAATCCCCTTCAGTTTCCCTGAGTTTTTCAGGTATTTGGTTCGGTATCATAACTGTGACCTTATCACCTGCTCTGAGATCTAAGTTACCTGGAATCGAAATCATCAGTTGCTGATTGAACAATGAACCAGCACGTGCTATAGATTGTACCAGAAATTGCTTCTGGTTATCGGTAACTTCACTTGGTTCATCACTATCTGCCTCAGACTCATTTGACGCAATTTCAGTGCCATTATGCCACAATTCGTGGTTAATGACAGAGGATAATCGTCTAGTTGGATACTGGGATAATTGTTCTTGACCCCAAGGTAACTTTGTTGCAGTACCTAGATGACCCATTTTGTCCCAGTTTTCACTTAATTTATAGGTATACTCCGTAAGAACACCAGTATTTATGTCGAAAAAGGTACATTCGGCAGAGTATGCACCTTCTCTTAATTTTTTCAGTATATCCAATTCAGACCTAAAAGTAATCTCTTGTATCTTATATGGATCCAATGCCTCTGTTTCAGTTATCATTGCTGGAGCAAACTCATATGTTGCAACAGACTCACTACCACCAAATTTCTTTGGATCTTTTGATGCCAATGAATCTATACTTCTAAAGTTAAATCCCTCTTTAGTTTCCCAAAAGAAATATCCAGCACTACCATTAAGTTGTTTAGTATCTTCTGCTGTATCAGAACTTGCAACAACTGAATCACTAGCATCAATGTCTATAGATGATGTAGCACTATTACCACTAGCAGCAAATGAATCTTTAGAAATTGCTTTAGCTTGCAAATCTCTAATAACTGCAAATGGAGACTTGCCAGCAGGGAATATCTTCATTATGTTAGTTGCTTCATCACTCCTAACCTTAGCTTCAGGTATATTAAGATAATCTTGTAATACCTTTTTAACTATTGTATTTGCTGTACCTTTCAATAGTGCATTTACTTTAACACCCTCATTAATTAATCCTGCTGTACTTATCAAACCTAAAATATATCCTTGACCTTTTTCTGTAGAAACTCTATTACCAACTTTCCATACACGAAACTCATACTGATGATCTTTACCATTCCTATCAGTGAGTTCTATAGTAACCAACTCAAATCCTTGTATAGGCATAGAAGAAGGAAGATTTGCTGCCTTATCAGATATGAATAACGTAGCAGATACTGATGGTGTAGTTATGTCCTCAAAATATTGAAATCCAAGAACAACATCAGTTAAGATAGCATAAGGCTTTATTGCATGGTCTTCACCAACTCTTCTTATTTCAATTGTTTTTATTTGAAAATCTTCTGCTGTTTTCATTACTTAAATGCCGAATAAACAAATTGATACTGATCGACCTGAGAGTCACCCATATTATCAATATGAGATATTGCTTCATTTGATTGATTTATATTAGCAGCATCCAAATTATTAACGGTAAACGTTGCTGGATCAACATCTTTCTTAGATAATTTATTCATAACATGTTCTTTAGATCCTAAGTCAACAATATCTGCTTTGTTACTAGCTAATGGAGGAGCCCACTCTGGTCTCTTACCAGTAAATCTAGGATCATTATAGTATGCATTTGGACCTTGCGTCTGATCATATTGAGCAGTTGGATCTGGGAATATAAAATCAGTAAGGAAACTTGCAATACCAAGTGCTTTTGATCCAAGTTTCATACCACCCTTAAGTAATGGTGACAACTTACTCATCATACCCAGACCTCTATTTGCTGGTGATGTCATCATTCCTCTAACCATATTAGCAGTTGAACTGTTAGGATATTTTCCACCCAACAATCTCTGAGCTAAACCCAATCCCTTAGTTGCTTGCTTAGGTTTGACAGCAACCTCTGGTGCTAAACCTAAACGTTTTAACCAACCAGGTAATCTCATACCAGAACCTCTAGGTTGTAGTACATTTAATACCTGACCTCTACTATTCATCATATTATTAAGACCAGTTCCTGGAAGACCTTTAACACTAAAAGGATTCAATCCAGTAGCTCCAGGTCTAGCATACTTAGCAGCATCAAAGAAATCTGGTGTTAGGAATGATCTACCCTTACCAGCCCAACTCAGAGCATTACTAGGTTTAAATCCACCAGAGAATATCTTAGATGCTCTAGCATTACTGGTTCCATGATATAAGTTCTGTAGATTAGAAGCACCACTTAGACCTGGACCTCCAATACCATAGTCATTGCCACCGCCACCACCTCTAAACAGTCCAAATATATCCCACCATGCACGTCTGTTCTCACTCTGTTCTTTCTTGTATATCTCCGTATTCCTACGTTCAGTCTGTTGCGACTTACTTTCTAATAAATTATTAACTTTATTACTAATGGTATCTCTGACACTAAATGCTTGAGCAACAGGACTGACAACAGCACCAACGGTTCCTTTCATGTCACTAAATCCTGGCATCGATCTGACAGCATTACCAGTAGCTTGCATTATACCCAAAGAAGCAACCTCAAACGGTAACTTCATAGCCTTCATTAAATCTTCACCAGCAACGTTAGTGTCAGTCTTAGGAAGATTTAATACATTAGGTGTTCCTGCATGCTCTGACTGGTTCTTTGTAAAGAAATTGAATGATGGAGATGATGTTGGTGGAGTTTGTGGTACTGGAAGAGACTTCTGAGTTAAACCACCAGTACCTGCCTCATATTGTGGTACACTACGAACCTTTCCATCAACAGCACTTGGTTGACCCTGTGTGTAATTATTATCTAATGGAACAATCAGTTCATCACCGTGTAATCTAGCTAAGTATCCGCTATCAGGACCACTTGCTATACCACCCTTCTCAAAATCTTCTATTTCGTCATTATCAACATCAAGATTATTCTCTAACTCATTAGCACGTCTAATTGGTTCAGTCTTTTCTCCAACATCAACATACCTCTCAGTACCAGAGAAGTCATCCTCCTTTCTAAATTCTTTTATAGAAGCATCAGTTTCTGACTGATCAACTTGTTGTTTAGCAAGTTGCATTTGCTGATTTAATAGTTCAGCAATAGCATCTAACTTAGATCCTATATGATCATTACTATATTCTAATGCAGAAGCAATAGCAAGATTGGATTGTTGAGCACTAGAGATCTCACCTTCAATCTGACTCTGTTTCTGACCAATAGAAGATACTGTCCTGTTTAAAGATTCTGCAATAGCAGCAAAGAATACACCAAGTTTTTCATCCTTGACCTCTACAGGTTTCGTCTTCTCACTAACCGTACTCTCATACCTCTTAGTACCAGATGACAGTAATGGTGTCTGTGGTTGTACTTGATGCTTTCTATCAGTTCCCTGTGCAATGTAAGGGAATGGATTCCCTACCATCTTTTCCTTTATAGAAGCAAATGTTGGTTCTGGATTTATACCACTTGAAAATGGCGTGAACTGTCCTTTTAAATTCTTAGCAAAATAATCTGGATATTTGTTACCAAAACTACGACTCCTTGCCCATCTAGGAGTCATCTTATATTTCAATGCTTGAGCAGTAAATTCACCAGGACGGAGCATCAAATCCTCTGGTTTCATTCCAGAAATCTCTCCACCTCTCTGAGCACGAGCTTTCTCAACCTTACCCATACTAGCAGCATCTATTATCTGCCCTAATATAAATGTAGTTAAATCTCCACCAACTGTGCTACTGTACCTTGCCATATTATCCTGCTAGTTTTGCCATTCTAAAGAAATCCATATTTAATCCACCAGAAACGTTAACAAATTTCCTTTCGTTATTTGTCTGGTTCACTACAGTATTATTTAACACAACAATCTGAATTCTATTCGCAGCTTCAGTCTCTAATTCATCTAAAAGCATGCTTTTATTCTGTAATTCTAGATTTCTCTTATGTAAATGCTCAGGAATATTCCAAGTTTCTTTTTGCTTATTTAAGAAAGGATCACTTAAATCATTGAATCTCTCAGAGTCATGAGTACCAAATTGTTCAAAATGTTCTGAACCAACTTCATCTTGAGTTATACCAGTGAAGTTATTGTCAATCAATATTTGTCTTATAAATTGAGCAAACTCTTCTTCACCTGCTGCATCATCTGTGAACCGATGTCTTGATTTTGTACCCATCAATTGTCTAATCCAGTCAAATCTATCTTGCTCCACATGAGGACCAAACTGAACATCAATTGCTCTATCTTCATAATGTAATGATCCTTCTGTATGATCACCAGGTTCACCACCAGGATTAACTATAATTCCATGTGCTTCTAGGACTTTTATTGCACGATCCCTTTCTTCTTTATTAGTAAATCCATAATGTTCATGCTCTCTTCCACCATCATGTAAATATGGTTCCCAATTTGCATGAGTCTGATCACCAGTATAATATTCAACAATACTATTCATTGAACTAGGAACTGCTTCCTCAACTGGTGTAATTGCTAATTTTTGTAGAAGATTATTAGGTTTTAATCCATTAGAAGATAAAACTAAATTCATTATTTTATCTGCATTAGAATAACGTGCAGCACTACCAGGCTCAAAGAAATCAACACTGGTATGCCACCCTGACATGTTACCAGCATTATTTGGTTGTAATTCTGGAACTCCAGGCTTACTTACACTCACAAACCCAACCTTACCAAGAATAGCACCACCAGTCACACGATCTCCTGGTTTAACATAAATTCCACCATCAGGGAAGTGTGCATATAAAGCATCAAATTGTTTTCCATTACTAGGATCAGTACTTCTAACTACTACTACGTTACCATAATTTTTACCATATAATAATCCTGTTTCTATAACTGTACCATCAAATAAATTGTAATTATTTCTATAATCACCATAACTAAAATCGACACCTGGTTCTCCAGACAAATCTCTACCTTGTTGACCATGAAATTGTATAGTTGTATCTCCTTGTTGTGCTAAAAGAGGACTATTTGCTGAAATATTACTATTACCACCATTACCAAAATTAAAATGTCTTCTAGGGTCAGTTAACCAACGACTATCTTGCCTTTCTTGGTTTTCTAAAGCACTATCAGCCTGCTCCTCTCTAGGATCATCAGTAGCAGTTTCAGCTTCTTTCTTAAACTTACTGATATCACCTTGCACATCAAATATACTTTGTGTATCACTTCTAGATTTTACTGGACCAGTCTTTATACCAGTGCTATAATTTACTCTCTTTACAGTAAAAGGTAGACTCGAAATTGAATTAGCGACATCCCTACTGACAGCAAGATCTTGTGCCATTTTAGCACTAGCAGATACTATACTGTCACCAATATTTTGAATATGATCTGTTGTCATACCAGTTCCAGGATCCACACCAAGAACTTTCTCATCACCATGTAGTACTTTAACTCCTGGTTCGGTTAACATAGAAGTACCAGCTTCATAATAACCACCAAGATTACTCTGGGTTTCTTCTGGTGGAGGTGGCAACCCAAGTGGATTGAATCCAAAATCTCTACCAATATCAAGAGCAGTAACACCCCATCCTAAGATAGGTATAGCACTCAATAAACTTAAAATTGCACCAGTAGTATCACCTGCACCCAATCTATAACCTGCTTCTCCAAGAGCTATCATTGTACCAACTCCAGGTACAAACTTACCAGTCTTTGCTAATGCTTTTGCACCTGTTTTAGTTGCTATTTTCTTACCTGCTGTTTCAGCAACAGAACCTGATAATGCCTTCGCCATTTTAGGAGTTCCAGCTCCTACTACTTCAGTAGCTGGTTTTTTTACTCTAAGAGCATCAGCACCAATAATTAGATCATCAAGTTTAATCGCACCTGGAGCAAACTGTTGGATTTCATTAATTAGAGCTCTACCTGCATCTGCAATTTTTGGATTACTACTCTGAGTCATTGCAATAGCAGATTCCTTAAAAGGTCTAATAACTGTATCAGCACCAGCAGATCCACCTCCAAAATCTCCACCCATTTTCAAAAATCCTTCCATAGATTTTAACATATCTAATGGAGTTGATCCTGGAAACATTTCCAAAAAGTCTCTTGTAAGGAACGGTGTTAATTCTTTTATACTAAGTTTCCTAAGTGCATTTTGAGCAGTAGTTTTTACTGCTTTTTTAGGTTTTAATGCTAATGAGTCTAGTGCTCCAGAACTTCTAGTTGCTGCTGAGAAACTTTCACCAATTGCCTTTGTCCTAGCTCGTTCTGCTGCTAGTTCTGTTGCAAACTCTACTGCTAGATCTTTCCTTGCTTTTCTTAAAGCAGCAGTTGCAGTTGCACCAGTAGCTGCTCTAGTAGATGATTTTGTTAAAATTGTCTCTAATAGAGTAGCTTGGGATTTATTTAAAAGTTTAGATTTTCTAGCCTTATCAAGCAAACGTTTTACTAACTTTTTGACAAGGTTATCAGTTAACCCACCAAGCATTCCACCCATTCCTCCCATTGGATCAAGAGCACCATAACGTCTAGTTATAGATAAATCTTTTCTCCTTGCTAACTCATTCGCCGTCCTACTTGCTTCTGCTTTATCTTTTAATCCTGTCTGATATTGATATTGTTCACTATACAATTCCAATATTTTATCAAGTTTACCTGCAATTAACTCATTATGATCAATCATGAGATTGATATTAGTCTCATGTGATTGTCTTATATCAGATAATACACCTAAACCCTTATTTACTCTAGCATCTACTTGTGTTAATTTTGAATCTATACCAACACCAAAAACACGGGTAACATAATCCCTTAGTTTTTCATCTTTTACTGGTATGTGATCATCATCTCTTAAAAGTTCATCCTTAGCACGATCAACTTCTCTACTAGACTTTTTTACGTCTTGGTCTTCCTTCTTTTCTGTTCTAGGGAAATTTGCTGCAAATCTACTTGCTTTATTAGAAGCTCTATCAGTTTGTGCAGCAGATTGCTTTGGATTAAAAACACCTATTGTTCTGGCAAATAAATCTCCACCAAATTCACTTCCTAATGCTTTAATGAATAAATTACCACTATTTGAAACATTCAGACCAGCTTGTCTATCCTTCTCCTGTGCCTCTGATTCATTTCTGGCCATACCAGCAGCACTAGCAATCTTACCCCCGATAAAAGAGGTAGTATCACCACTATATGTTGCAGAGTACCTAGCCATTCTGTGCTTGTTGTTGCTTTTGTTTGACTTCTTCGAGATATTGCATTAAAAACGCTACATAAACTTCACGTTCCCAAGGCATCCAATTTTCTACTTCTGTCAAACTGTATTTATGGTACTGCATCAGAGCAAAATTCATTCTATAGTACCCTTCCAAATTATTATGGAAGAGTGCTATGCGAAAAAACTCTGTAGACCCTCAATTGTATATTCCGAATCCACTCCAGTATTAGGGTTTACCACTGTAAAGGTATGACTCAATTTAGGTGAAGTTTGATAGAATTGTTGAATTGACTCAAATTGTTTAGTAGTCAAACCATCTACAAATGTGCGGAATTCCTTCTTTGTAGTAGTAGTTGAATCATAAACCTCCTCGCCTTCATATATCTGATCTATACTTTCTGCGATTAATTCAAAAACTTCCTCTGCATTCAATTCTTTCTGTAAAAAGTCTAATTCAACGAATCTTTGCATACCTGGATATCTCATCACAATACCCATTTCATCAGTTAACGCAATTTTGGTAGAATGACCCTCTGGCTTAAAAACCTTAATATCATCAATATTGATACGTGCTTCTGCTTTTGTCTCATTATCATCAAGACACGTTACAGTCAAAGTGATGGTTTCTCCAATAGAAGCAGCACGAATCCTCAAAAACAGATATTCCAAATCAAACAAAGGTAGCGAATCTACCTTAATTCTCGAAATAACGCAATTTTTGATTAAATCCTTAACAGCAGATGTAATCTGTTTTTCGTCTTCTGACTCTAAAGCCAATAAAAGTACTTTTTCCTCTTTTACCAAAAATGGTCGATATTTTACTGTTTTGCCATTTGAAGGTAATTCTAATTCATAGGTGGGATACCCAAGTTTCGGTAATGCCATAAAAACTAATTCAAGTCGTATATTTATATATGCGACTTTTTTAACGAAAAATGTGCGGAGATTTTTTTCCCGATTTCATGGAATCGAAAATTTTAATTTGATGGTATATATCAGTCGTTAAAAACCTGTGTCTCTGCTCCTGTGAGTCCACCCATTCCATTACTATAAATCATTGAGTGTCTAACATAATGGAAATTAACATTCACTCTAGTAACTTGAGACGATCCATATGACAAGGGAACAGCATCAATAGCATAAGGATAAGAACCTTCAAGCATATATGTGATTGATGGTACATCTGTTGCTCTTTGTTCAACCTTTGTGATATATGTGGTAGCAGTATAATTTGCTGGATAATTTAATCTATTTGTTCTGAATCTATTAGGTGTTCCAGTACCATGCATCTCTTCAACTGTTGCCTTATCCTTTATAAAATGTTGATTATTAGCACCAAATATTTCATCATACCAAACTTGAAAATACTTTAACTGCGTTAACTGTGCATCACATAAGAATCCTAGAGACACATCAGTAAACAATCTAGTGTGTGGATACTGAAACGGACCTTCACCAAGATACCTACCTGACATCTGTGCAGTAGCAGCTTGTACGTTAGGTAACTGTGCTTCATCACACATCATCATTATCCCATCATTAGTGCCACCTGCTCTAGAAAATTTAATTCGATACGAAGTAGTAAGGGACATTCCCCCTGCTGCTCCCATCTTTGCCATTACCTTATTAATATTCACACTAAATAAAAACGTGAGATCTATATTATATATGGCCAAAACTGGAATGTACAAACCCAAGAACCCTAAAAAGTACAAGGGCAATCCGACAACAATCGTTTATCGATCATCTTGGGAACTTCATTTTATGAAATTTTGTGATAGAACTACCTCTATAATAGAATGGGGTAGCGAAGAAGTCATAATACCATACCGTTCACCTCTAGATGGTAAACCACATAGGTACTATCCTGACTTTTATATTAAAGTAAGAAAGAAAGACGGAACTTATGGTAAGTACATCATAGAAATAAAACCAAAGAAACAAACAAAACCCCCTTATGGTAAAGATAAAAGAACATCTACCTACAAAAGGGCTGCTCTAACATTTGCAAAGAATCGTGCTAAATGGGATGCTGCCGAAGACTGGTGTGGAGATAGGCAGATGGGTTTTCTAATATTAACTGAAGATAATTTAGGAGTGTAGGAGTATGAACAATGGCACAAGGATTTGGAGACATACAGCGATCTGCTGCAAAAAACGATAGTGGATATGAAACTATATTTGAAAAAATAACCACATTAACTGGCGGTGAAACTAAAACGTACACATGGTATAAAAATGCTGTGCGTAAAGAAGTAAATAGATTCAAGGAAGACAAAAATAAATTCCATAGAGATGAAAGATATGATTCTCTTGACTCTGAAGATGAACAAGATGGAAATGTATTGAGAAGGTATGCAGTGCAAGGTCACATGTACCTCTTCGAATACAAAGCACAGTCTAAATATCTACCATATTGGGACAAATTTCCGCTTGTTTACTGTATTAAATCTGACCCAAGAGAATTCTTTGGAGCTAATCTACACTACATGACACCTAAGAAAAGAATACTTGCTGTCAGAGATCTAATGAAAGGTAGAATCAACTTACCTAAGGCTTGCTTCCATAAATATCTTAAGTCTAATATAGATGGTCTCTTATTAGATCTATCTTCGGAAGAATGGGATACAGCAATCCTACTTCCAATAGAAGATTTTGTTATTACTCGGAAAGCATCTGAATTTAATTTCAGAAAGGAAGAGGTGTGGAATGAAACTAATGAAAACTTCTACGATAAAATCAAAGCACGTAGAGTTGTGAGAGGTTATGGAACACAAGAATCAGTAGCAATGGCACAATGAACGCAGATTTAAAAATCGAAAAGATACCAACTACAGCAACTCAAATAAAACACGATGGGCAGAGTAATTTTCTGATGGCTGCTGGTCAAACGTATTATTTTGATGCAACAACTGATACATTCTATGTACATAAGTCTGACGCTAATGCTACTCCTGTCAATCAATATTTCTATGCTTCTCAGAAAGAAATAGATGAACTACTAGGAACCTTTGATGTAAAAAACCAAATTAAGGATTTACGTAATGAATGGATAGCAGAAAATGGTGCGTATCCTGAACGTGGTTTTCAAATACCAGACGGTGAAGATAGTTCTACGTACCTTAATCTAGAAGCAGTTACAGGTAATCCAATTGCAATTAAAGAAAGAGGAGAAGCGAGTGGATCAACAGGTTCATTACGTTATCCTAATGATGATAATATAACCAAAGAAAGTGACTATGTTTTATTTGAATTTGGTGAATATCTACCACCGTTTTATGACTTAAAACAAAAGGCTAATGCTGGTGTCCCTCCTGGTGTGGATGATTCAGCAGTACAAATTGCTACAGGTGGATCTAGATATGCTAGTTACAATGAATCAGCAGTATCTTTCAAACCATTTGAAGATGATGCAAAGTACAGACCAATCATCATGTACATGCCTCAAGATGTATCAACTGAATATAAAACTTCATGGAATGCTAAATCATTTAGTAACGTTGGTAGAGGTGTAATTGCTAGTGCTAATGGAGACTTCGATAAACTAAAAGATTATAATGTTCCTCAAGGTTTACGAACTGCGTTTGCATCATTGTTTCAACAAGGTGTTAACTCTATTCCTGGTATCGGTGGAAATATAAGTTTGAATGATGTTACTGGATCTACAAGAGGTGTGATACTAAACCCAAACGTAGAAGTTTTGTTTGATCAACCAGACCTAAGAGAGTTTGGATTAAAGTTTAAGATGACTCCACATGATAAAAAAGAAGCTCGTGTCATCAGAACAATCTGCAACACATTCAAACGTGCTTCGCTACCAGGTTTTGGTTCTGTTGGTAAAAGAAATTGGGAAAAACAATCCTTAGCAGAAGAACTAGTTGAAGCAGGTAGAAGTAATGATGCAGATGATCCTGCTATAGGTGGTGGAAACTTCATAACAATACCACATCAATGTAGAGTTTCATTTATGAAAGGTGGTACAAGACACCCATACCTAACACAATATAAAACATGTGCTATCACAAGAGTACAAGTAAACTATACTCCTGATGGAGCATATGCTACTTACGAAGATGGTTCACCAGTAGCAACAGAACTATCACTAGACTTCTTAGAGACAAAACTTGTCTTCAGAGATGACATTACAAACAGCGGTCCCTCACTATAATGTTCTTTTCATTACTACCTAGTATAGAATATACTAAATCTCCTATCAGTTATCCATTTTCGTCAGCTGACTATACTATTGCGAAGAATTTCTTCAAGAAGTATAAGATAGATGAAAACATATATGACTATGCAATATACTTTGACAAGTATGTCTTGCAAACAGGTGAAAGATTAGATACTATTTCAAATAAAGTTTATGGTAGTGTAAGGTATGACTGGGTGATAGCAATAACAAATAACATGGTGAATCCTGGTTATGATTTACCAATGGATGATAATGCTATAAGAATTCATAGTGAAAATAAGTATGGCGACCAAGCATATAGTGGTGTACATCATTACGAAACTATTGAATATAAAGACATCAAAGGTAACGTTTTGATACCTGCTGGTCTAAAAGTAGATCACACATGGTATACTAGTTTCCATGACCTCAACAATGGAACTGGTCCTGTTAGTATACCAGGCACAGCATTGGCAAGGGTGATATATAATTATGATTATGAAGTACAGAAGAACGAAAAATACAGAGAGATATATCTACTCAAACCAGCATTGATCGATGTATTTTTATCAGATTTCAAGAAGACTAACAAGTATCAACAATCATCTGACTTTATAACGTCAACACTAAAGAAAACTTCAACAGTATGATATTTTGGATTGGATTTTTTGTGATGGTATTTAATGAAGGGTTCGTTATCATGCGACACCAGTCTAAATTCTTTGCACAATTAAGAGAAGAACTCATCAAAGATTTTGGTGATGGATGGAAGAAGTTTCATTCAACAATGGATTGGGTCTGGCTTGGTGGAGTTATTCTAGGACTCTTACTAGCAGGTAGTCAAAGACTTACTGACATCGTTGCCCTTGTAACATTCTGGGGTTGTGTTCTGTTCTTTGTTTACATACCTAAGTGGGTAGGATAAAAAACTTTTAGGCAAAAAAATACCCCGAAAATTTTTCGGGGTTTTATAGAATTGAAAAATTAATTTTGGTGATCTGGTGGTGTCTGTTCCACAGGTTGTAACGTTACCAAACCTTCGTACACTACTGGTGGTGAACAACAGTCAGCTTCTTTATGTGCATGCTCTAGCAGATGTTCAACCTTTGCATTAAGTTCTTCTAGCAAACCAAGAACATGATCTACACGAGGATCAAGAGATGCTGGTGGATAGTCTACTGTAAAAGTTTCATCAGCAGTTGATGCATCGAAAGTAACACTACCATTAGCAGAATCATCTGTTGGATATGGTACGTTAACAACACCATCAGGAGTATCAGGTGCAATGTTCTCTGGATACAATCCAGGTTGCTCTGTCACCTCAGTGCCTGGCACTGGTTCATTATTATACTCAGGTGTAAAGTTTGAATTTGTCATTAGTTTTTTACTTAGAGATTAGTTCAGGTAGTTCATCCCCTCTCTGCTTCTTGGTAGAGTCAGGATATATTCTCTTATCATCTGATTCATATGGTGGTTGAACAGATGTAATGAATGTACTTAGGTCTGGTGGTGCTGTACCACTGATAACAGAAGCACCTGTAGCAACTAGTCCAATAGAAAGTGTTGTTGCTATCATGGTTGCTTCTGCCAACTGTAATAGTTCGGCTAGCACTGGTCTGATTAATAACTGTTTATATTATAGCATAAAGAAGGGGGTGGTGTCACCCCCTGTGTCAGTTTAGTAATCGTCCTCTTGCATTTCAATAAACTCTTTGTTCTGCCTACAGATACCATGTACATCTATCTCTTGATGAAGATGTGCCGAAGTGTGAAGGC